GGAGTGGACAATAAGGAAGCCGGGACTTTTCTTGGGGGCCGCGAGGCCAACTTGATTAAGAACATTGCTACCAGCGTTCTCTTCGAGGACATTGCCCCGAAAAAGTGGTCTCCAGCGAGAACAGAGCAAGCACTACAGAATCTCATGATGAAGTACAATCCTAAGTACGAATTCAAGTGCTCTGTTAAACTGGAACCTATGCCAGCAGGCAAACCACCAAGGATGATCATAGCAGATCAGGACGCAGGCGCGGTGATGAGTGCACTAATCATAGGTGTACTCGAACGATACATATGCAAGCGCCGCGGAAAGCAGACCATAAAAGGCAAAGCAAAGGATGTGCGCATGATGGAAATCTGTGAAGAGACACAGAAACCAGTCGGAGGTACGCACAAACATCCAGCGTTTTTGCTTGAGAACGATGGCTCTGCGTGGGACACATGTTGTAAAGATGTTTTACGTGCTCTCACAGAAAACTTGATCATGGACTACCTATTTGATCAACTTTCGTTTCTCATTACGCCGTACAGTCATTTCAATGCACCAAGGAAGGCTGCTAACGAGGCTAAGAAGCTTACGCTTCAGATGGGAGCAAACAAGTTGAAGGTGGAACTTTGGACCAAGTTGCCAGACAAGTGGTTTGACCAGTCGGAGATATATCTGTCGATCTTCAAGAAGAATGTGAAGATCCAGATCGAGGCAATTAGAAGGAGCGGTGACAAAGGCACCAGTATATTGAACTGGATCATTAATATGATCTCATGGTTCTGGGTGCTTTGTGGCAAGAGAGGAGCAGAATTCTTCCGAGAAAATGCAAAAGTGCTGATCGACATCTTCGGTGAGAAACGCCATTTTCACATCTGGTGCGAAGGTGACGACAGCCTCCTCTGGCTAACGAACTATGCGTTCACGTTCGTTCAGGGCGACGAGCTTGAGAGGCGGTGGAAACAGCTTGGCCACCGACCAAAGCTATTCCTAAGAACAGATGGTGATGAAGCTGAGTTTTGCGGATGGAAAATGGTGGTAGACAAGTACGGACTTGTGCCACGTTCCGCAATGCCAGACGTACCTAGATTGCTGCAGAACTGCTTTTACACGACAGCAAGAGAGGCTATAGATGCAGCAAAGTCTGGAGACGAGCTCCGGTTCGCCAGATTGGTGGCCCCAGCAGTGGTCGCCAGGGCCTCGTCCATAGCAGAAAGAGCACCATCCATTGCATCATGGCTACTACGTTATGTGGCCGAGTTAGGAGATGGCAAGTTGCGCGCGGAATGCTTCACGGCAGATGACATTTATCGAATGGGCAGAGATGATTTGATGCAAGACCTTTTGCCAGAGAGGTGGAAGGGAGACGACCAGCAGAAGCTGCTGGACTCTGTTCGGAAGTATGGCGACTTCATCGATAATGTCCAAGAGGCCATATCAAACTCCATTGCGTCTGGAGGATTGGCCAGAGAAGCCGAGCTCGCCGTAGAGCACAAATGGGTTCAGACAGAACGGGAATGGACTGAGATCGTAACCAAGCTTGGTCTAGTCGTTCCTGGTGTTAAGGAGTCTTTGTTCCGTGAGATTTTTCCTCGCTGGCGGGACTCTGCAGGTGCCCTTCAGGGCATCTGCAAATAACTGAACCAGAAGTGGG